AGAGGGGCGGGGGTAGGTGCTTGTTGCTTTCGCATGGTTATTGATCTTTCTTGCTTTGAATTATCGAGGGTCTCGGGGATTGACGAGGTGATATCCCTAAGGACAGACTGGACTCCAACGGCGAATGCAGCGTGTTGCCGTCGGGGGTTCGTCGAGAGAATATTCTGGAGGAAGAATCTCTTGTCTGCGTCGCCCAGGTTTCCCTTTCGAGCGTACACAGCATCGTGCATTTTGCACGTCTCATCAAACTCATCATCAGCCGGCATGTTGCTCTCCACCGAGCTTTGATACTTGCCAGCGCTCCATCCGGGACCGCAATATTTACCATGATAGGCGAATGCCATGAAATAGTGTAGGTATGTCAACTAGTTCGGTGGGCTCATGTGCGTACTGCCATCCATCGAAATGCTGCTCGATGGCAATTTGTTCCTCGGGTGTAATACCCCAGGCGACATAAACCCCTAATCGACTCTCGTCACTAATCTGGCTAATCTTTGATTCCAATCCGTGCGACATCATTCGCATTCCGGAAGCCATCTGTACCGCCTTGTCCAGGTTGTGTTCGGCAATCCCCTCTCGGAGATAAGCGCAGTAGAAGCTTTGCAGGATCGGTACGCCTGAGCATAGGGCTAACCCACACTCTCCGACCGCATGCATCCACTTGCGCGCTACCTTCTCGTTCACTAGGGGCACCACACTCATGGTGTCCTTTGCTAACGCCGTGCCAATATTGCGGACCATCGTCCATCCTTGGGATGTACGAATTGGTCGCATCTGGCAAAACTCAATCTGTTCAAAATCACGTACGGGAGGCTCAACAGTCATCCGGAATCCACATCCGAGGAACCAACTATCAACATCTTCCATAAACCGCGCCAGGTATTGTTCTTCCATGAACACCATGCAGTCGTCACCATTGTTCATTAGCTTGACGGGCACTCCACGCTCCCTTGCGTAGCAGTATACCATCGCGCACATGATGATGCAATTGCCTAGTGCTGTATTCATGTCGCCACTAAACCTCTTTCCTTTCACTTTGTAACGTAGCTTGCCATCCTCACAGAAACCTCTGCCAATGTTATCCATCTGCCACGACAAGAGTCGGGCGAGATCTGGGCTGTGTTTGAATAGTCGCTTGTAAATGCCGTGTTCCCACTTCAACATCGCGGGGCTTACGTGCATATCGAACTTGGTAGCATCCAAGCCGACGCACACACAATTTGGGGTATTGATCCATTTTGCACGGGCAATTCGAGCGACTTCCTGCACGTTGTAACCTTTCATGACGGTAGGTCCATCACCAAACACCTTTGCGATCCACTTGTACATTCGATGTTCAAGTGGTTTGATGTAACGCGCTAGTGCGAGATTGTACTCGGGTTTACGTGGCTGTATACAGCGTGGAGCCTTGGCAGTGTTCCCCTTCTCAACTTTAACGAAGGAGTTACTGTAAGCATGGGTGCGGTTGAGGCCGTATTGGCCCAAACTCGTTAGCGCGTTATCGTAGATGGCACGCTTGCGACCGGAGTAACACTCCACGACCTCTTCCAAGGTCTTTACGGTGACAAGTTTGACATGACGGTTCAGCGCTGCGGTGAATGGGCGTAGCAAAGCCGCAACAGTGTGGTACGTAGGTTCTGGTGCTGGTAGGAACTGGTCTCCCACCTGGCAAAAGTACATACGCTCCAACAGTGCGCATTCGAGGGTTCTTAGGTCGGCATTAAAAATGCCGAGGGACGAACTGGGTGCCAAACCAGTGACCTTATAGATCGTCCGCTCTTTGTGACCCGCCTGGGTTCGTCTCACGTGCAGGTCTGGATGCGAGAGTTTGGACTCCCGACTTACACCACGTAAGACTACCAAGCGGCCTCAGGCCCTGGCAGACACGGTCTGCCGGGTCCCGCATCCGCTAGACACTCTATAGAGCATCTTGACGGCCCAGGACCAGGCACCGTGCCCACCGCCCCGGATTGCAACCTCGAGGCTTCCCATCATCTCATCCGCGTACAGTTCCGAGTCACTGCGGACAAACACCAGGTTGATGCACATTGGCAACACCCGATTGATGTGGGTGGGGCGAACGCCATGCTTTGTCATAGCGTCCAGCAAAAATCGTCGGACTGCCAACTTGTTCGCTTGTGTGTGCTCGGGCACTCCAAAACGGTTCTTGGCTTCTTGAACGACGCACGCCATGTAATCGTCATCACGGCGTATTCTCCGGCAGTTCTCCACTACAACCGGACGGGGCTTGCACATGTTGGCCTCGCTCTCCGACAACTGAACATCATCGGTGATTGAGATCACGTGATCCCCAACGTAGTACATCGATGGTGCGGGCTCCTCAATATACTCTTCCGCCATGCCATCGTGGCAGCTCAGGACCTTGCTGGCGACAAGGTCAAGCCACGTACGTCTAGTGATGCTGTAGACGCTAAGGACAAGCAGGGCAACAACCAGCACCGTCATCACGGGTGCGGCGGCGAGCATACGCTCACCCAGGTCTTCGGACGATCTCAAACGAGGGCTGTTGGACATGGTTGTGATGTTGAGGTGGTAG